AAAATTTCAACAGCGCTCTGTAAATATCCGGATTGTTTCCGCTGTGTATATCCGGATTGCACATGTAATGAAAGCCTTACGAAAAAAGGGAATGATGAACTGGTTAGGGAGCTGGCGAAGCGATAGGGAAAAAAGATTAATGGATGAGGAAAACACGGAGAGGAAAAGAAGAAAATAAGCGAAAAATAGAAAGGAGCCAGCCTCCGGCCGGGGCAAGGGTATACCGGGCTTCTGAGAAAATGGATAAAGAGAAAAAAGCAATCGAAAGAATTAAAATGGCAAGTGAAATGAGTCTGCATCACTATGGTAGACCGCTTATTTGCACATACAGCGGAGGAAAAGATAGTGATGTGATGTTAGAGATTTTTAAGCGATCCGGAATCCCGTTTGAAGTGCATAACAGCCATACAACGGCAGATGCGCCACAGACAGTTCGGCATATCCGGAAGGTATTCCGAGAACTGGAACTGCATGGAATTAGGTGCGAAATAGAAAAACCACGCTATAAAGGAAAATTGATTAGCATGTGGAGCTTAATTCCAGAAAAGCTTATCCCGCCGACAAGAATTGTAAGATACTGTTGCTCTACGCTGAAAGAAACTGGATGTGCAAACCGGTATATCGCAACCGGAGTAAGATGGGACGAAAGTACTTCCAGATTGAAAAGGGAAGAGTTTGAAAAGCTCGGACAAACCCAAAAAGAGAAAGAAAAATTTACGAAGATAATGCTGATGGAGGATAACGATGCACGAAGACGGATGAGTGAGCTATGTATGCAGCAGAAAAAAATGATTGTAAATCCTATCATAGATTGGACGCATAGTGATATCTGGGGATATATAAATTCCGAGAAAATAGAGACGTGCGAGCTGTACCAGTGCGGATATGATCGTGTTGGTTGCATCGGATGTCCGATGGCAGGCAAGAAGCGTTACAAAGAGTTTGCAGATTTTCCAAAGTATAAGCAATTGTATATAAATGCTTTCGACAGGATGTTGAAAGAACGTGAACGAAGAGGAAAAGAATGTAAGTGGACGACAGGGGAAGAGGTATTTCTTTGGTGGATGGAAGACGAAAACATACCAGGGCAAATGAGCATGGAAGACTTTATTGCGGAGGAATGACTAATGCCAAAAACAGAAGAAACATGGATGGACGGGATCACAACGGAAATGATGGAGCATATCTGCGACAACCTGTGTAAGTATCCGAACCAGCTAAGCGGAGAGCAACTGGAAGATAAATGCGCAGAGTGCAAGATGGGACGGTTTGTGTGCGATATTTTGAACCAATATAACAATTGCGCAAAGCTGCTGGAGCAGATGCAGGAACTGAAAGAGCGAGATACGGCGAAGAAGCCGAATATAATGGACTACATACTTGGTGACATTAACTTTAAATGCCCTACGTGCAAAAGTGAATATATTTGCGAAAAAGGATATGAACATTTCTACTGCCCGAATTGCGGACAGAAAATAGATTGGAGTGAGGAATAACCATGATGGGAAGATGCAAATTAACAAGTATATGCGGACACGATTATTGCTGCATAGAATGCCCAGAAAACGAAGTGTGCAAAGAGCAGTGTGCAAGAATGGACCGGTATGAGTATTGTGTGGAGTGTCCGGAATATGAGGAGGTGGAGTGATGATTTTATTTTGCCCTGATTTAACGGGAAAAGAAGAGGTAAAAGCAATGCTTATTGGGAATGGAGATTTTGTCAGACCAGTGTTGAATCCGTGTATTAAAGAGAAATGCGTAGCGTACAAGGATGGAAAGTGCCTGAAATACAACAATGAAGTGGAGCGAAAAGATGAGAGAACAAACATTTGAAGATATCCTGTGCATGATTAAAAGATCGTGTAACAAGAATTTCTACAAAGGCACTGATTACGATGGCATGAAACCAGAAATTGTAAGGTGTGCAACAGATATTTACATTGAACAGATGCGACAGAACGGAGGAAAGGAAAATGAGTAAGAGATATAAGTGCAAGAAAACTTTCTGCGTAGATAAATACGACGATGATGGTTTCTTAATCGAAAACGATACAATTGTGATTGAAGAAGGGAAAATTTACGAGCTAGACGAAAGTGGTCACATGATGATTGGTGGTTCTGATCATGTTCATCTTGATGCTGTAGATGATGGTTCGTGGTTGGAAATTACAAAAGAGACATTGGAAGAATGGCTTGATTTGTTGGAGGTGAAGTGATGAACGTATTAGAGAAAATCGTGGAAGAAATCGAAAGCATGAAAAATGACGCCTACGAAACTTTGAAAGAAGAAAAGCGAAGATACGGAACAAGCAAAACAGCGGAAGAATTGGAAAGCTATATTTATGGGCTGACTTGCGCAGTGGATGTCGTAGAGAAGTATGTGGATAAGGAGAATGTGGAATGAACGTATTAGAGAAGATTTTGGAAGAAAAAGAAATTGTAGCGATCAAAGAACTAATAGAAGAAAATGAAAAATGCTTTAATCAATGCGAAGGTGCTTGCTGTGACGTGGAAGATGGTATATGCAATTGTGATGATGGCGTGATAGTGCAAGCAATTCATAAAATGAAGAAGTATTTAGAGTTGGCTAATGACACAAATGTCCCTAGTAAAAACGGTTGGATTCCGGTAAGTGATAAATTGCCGGAAGCTGGTGATGGTAAATATTATCCATTGCTGAATGTGCAAACATCATATGGAGCTGTTAAGTGTGGTTTTTACAGAGTTAGAGACGATCGATGGTATATTTACGAAGAATTTTATAATGAGTTCATAGAAGCAAATAAGAAAGAAGTTGTTGCATGGCAGCCACTTCCAGAACCATACAAGGAGGTATAACATGGACATTATAATCACAATCGCATTCCTAGCCCTGTATTACATCCTGGGGCTTGGAACAGGATGTAAAACTAGAAGGTGCGGATTACCTGATGGCTGCGGGATTCCCGATACTGTTATTTGTGGTGTTTTTGGATTGGATCGTGCGAAAGATAGTGAGGTAGAAAATATGAGAAAATTTAACTGGGATGAATTTAAAGAAGTAAAATTTGCGGTGCACTGTAAGACCGAGGAAGAAGCGAAAGATTTTTGCCGACAGATGTATAAACACGGTATGGTATGGGGGGAGTGGGAATAGTTATTTGAGTTGCACACACTATGAGAAATACAAGGATAAAACGTGCTACGACGGACAAGGTGGATATCAGAGTTATGATTACTTTGAGAAGTATAGATATGAAATTTTAGAATGGAGTGATTACATGCAGAAGGAATTTACAAAGTCAGATTTAAAAGACGGAATGGTGGTCGAATATAATGATAACTATTTCGGGAAAAGACTTGTTATAGGCGGCTTTTTGATTGGCGAAGATGGATATTCGGATTTGGGAGACTATAACGAAAACTTAAAAAATGTGGCAAGCGGTTTAGAAATAGTTAGGGTATATAAGATTAAATGCATGGAAAAAATTAGCAGTATCATGCATGATGACAACCTCGAACTCATCTGGGAGCGAAAAAAACTAAAGAAAATGACCGTGGAAGAAATGCGGAAGAAGTTGGAAGAGCTAACAGGAGAACAGATCGAGGTGACGGCATGAGAGGAACCTTAAAGCACAGACGCAGCGCAAAAGAAATGAAACGGGATCGAGAAGATCATTTTGCTGATCTGGCTGAACATGAACCAACAGAGAATGCCAAAAAGTGGATGCAAAGAGGTGCGTACTCAGTAGAGGACTGCTTAAGAAAATGGGGAGTAGATACGAAAGGGAGTGTTGCCAGTGGACAAGAAGATACTGATTGAGTATGCAGACATGAAAGAAGAGATAAAAGATCTGAGACGTAGGATTGCAGAGGATAAAAAGAAAATAGAGCAACTGAACAAGATTACTGTGCAAGATTCTGTTGCATGTGGAAAGAAAGGCAACAAACCATTGCGAACAGTGAAAATAACAGGATTCCCACAAAGAGAATATGAAAAACGTGAGTTTTTACTTGAAAAGCGCATTGCAAAGCTGCAGATGTTGGAGACGGATCTTCTGGAGAAACAGATACAGGTAGAGGAATATATAGAGAAGATAGAAAAGAGCCGTTTAAGAACTATGTTCAGATTATATTACATAGATAATCTAACGTGGGAAATGGTGGCAATGAGGATGAATTACATGTTTCCCAAAAAGCGGATTCCATTCACAAAAGATAGTTGCAGAATAATGCACGAGAGATATCTTGAAAAAGTTTCATAAATGTTCGCCACTGTTCGCTTCAAAGGTGATAATATGGTATAAAGCCAAAAGAAACAATCTGGACGGCTAAGGTGTTTTTAGCTTTCCTCCTAAAAACAACCAGTAAAAACCACACACAAATTATAAAAGGCGTCTTGCATGAAAATGCAAGGCGTTTTTTGTACGTTATGTCAATTGTAAAAATAGAACAAATGTTCTATAATAATTAAACCGAAACACAACAAGAATGAGATGCAAATTGTTGATAATTGTCAAAATTTGGTATATTATTATTAAAATGTGGTGAGTTTGATAAGGTTTGTGTGGAGGGATTTTGAATGGATATTGAGAAGATTATCTCAGCTTTACAGATGGAGGGTATACAGAGTAGATGTCGATTATATTTTATTAGAAAAAAGAATAACAATTCTTACATAAGTTATTCGCCTTTGATTGAAGAGGGGGTGGCAGAGCAGCTGATAGAATTAGTGCGGAATTATCTAGAAAAACAAAAAAGATTACCAATTACCGAATTTAGCCCAATAGGATCTTATGGTGACATGTTGGAATCTTGCAAAACAGAAGAAATTCAAAATTATCAAGAAGTCATTGAAAGTTTACAAGAGGATAGAGTGGAAAGGGAGACTATTGGAAACAGTGTGATTAATAAACTAAATTTCTATTGTTTGTCTGTTGACTGTGTTATTGATGGGAGAGAAGAAAACATTAAATTTTTCCGTAGATTAACAAGATTTAAGAAATTGTCATCTAAAGGTATGTTTGGACAAATAAAAAATAATCGTTTTAGCAAGGTAGAAACAGAAATGTTGGGTGTAGATGGTGATATTGATACAATCTCAATCGGAAATAGTGTCATTATTTTAAATCATATCGCTCTTGAACGAATATTTTCGATGAATGATCAATACATTGAAAAGTCGGAGGAGGCTATTAAAAAAATAGAAGAAGCAAAACGGATTGAGAATTTTAAACAATTTAAGGAAGACTGCAAAAATGATAAAAGAATAGTAAGAATTCTGACAAGGCTACTCAATGAGGAAAATAGACTTGAACATTGCTTTGAAAATTTTGAAAATGTACAAAAAGCTATAAATATTTTTGAGTTGGGTATACATACCGGTATGCAAGGGGGCAAACAGACTGTTATCTACGAAGACAAACATCAACTTATGGATATGGTCCGTTTAATTCGGGATTCGTATTATACAAGTATTATCAGGGAGAGACACGGAGTTGATGACTCAATTTGATAGGAGGAGATGTAATGAATAAAATCAATTTTAATATAATGAAAATTAAAATGTTTATTACATCATATTTTCCGCTATACATTATTTTATTAGCACTTCAAATAAAAAAATATCCGATAGTATTTAATATAGATGCGATATTTGTGCCGGCAACGATATTTGCAACGGTTTTGATAGTTTTTATATCAATATCCATAACGAGCACAATTGATTTATTTGTGACTTGTAGTCATGAATCATATAGATATCAGTCAATAGATCGAACTGGAGATGCTGTAGTGTCATACTTGATGACATATGTAGTACCACTGTTATCTGAATCATTTCTGACATATAATGGATTTATAATAAATACAGCTCTTTTTATATTAATAGGAATAATGTATATTAAATTAGATTTGATATATTTTAATCCGACGTGGATTATTTTGGGATATGCTGTATACACAACAGAAAAAGGAGATCTGATAATAAGCAATATTCCATACGGAGTATTAAAACAAAATATCGGAAATCATTTAAAAAGCAGTTATCTGGTCAAAGGTGTGTATCTGATCCAAAAAAAAGATAATTTAAATCACATATAAAAATTTATATAATAGAGGAAGCACTCCCTTTGGGGTGCTTTTCCAATACATAAAACCTCTCATTCTTCACATACTATATCTGAGGTGAGGAAAATGGATAAGAAGGATCAAGAGAAGTCAAACAGAAAGAAAAGCAATGAAAAATTCAACAGCATTACTCAAAAGGTAAAGCCGGAGAATCAGAACCAGCGTCATAATGCCAGAAAAGAGGCAGTTGATGTGAAGATGAGACAAATGTAAGACGTCCATTAGGGCGTCTTTTCTAATACAAAAATATGGATACATAACTCAATCGGTCAGAGCGGCAGCCTTATAAGCTGTGTGTCACGGGTTCGATTCCCGTTGTCCGGATTGTGGACTACTGCAAGTTCCTACTTGTGTTAGAGAATCCGGTAAAGTTGCCAAGTTACGTATTTTTTGCATTAGTCCTATAAATTTTAAAAACCTCAGAGAAAAGTGTTGACATATGGTTAACCATATGGTATTATATACTTGTAAGGAGGTGAGATACAGATGAGCAAGAAACGAAAGAAAAAGAAAAACTCCATAGATTGGATTGAAGTGCTGGTTCAAACAATCGTAGGAGTTGTTTCTGGAGTGATAGCCGGAGTTATTACATGGCTTATCACAAAATAGTAAGATACAGGAGAGGCGGAAAAGCCTCTCTTGTATAAATAATATAGCACATAGGCTCATCTGTGTAAAGCTATGAGAATAGAAGTGATAGTAGCAATTGTTGTGGCTGTGACAGCAGGATTGATAGCAGGAAAATTATATCGTAAGTGGAGGGATGAACATGCCGGTAGGTAGCCCAAAACCTCAAACGATTGCATCGGAGAAGTATCAAAAGAAAGCAGGATGGATGACAAAGGGTTTCAAGATAAAGCGAGAGTTAGCGGATGAATTTGCAGAAGCATGTGAAACCGCAGGAGTCAGTCAGGCTTCAAAGATCAGCGAACTTATGAAAGGATTCATAGAGGAAGTGAATAGTGAGAAATAGTAGAGAGCATCTGGTGAAAGCCAGGTGCTTTTCTGCGTCCTGAGCAAAGACGATAAAAGGCTTTGGGCAAAAGCCTACAGTGTGCGATATCGCACAAATATAGCAGGATAGAGCAGTGGAAGCTCGTCAGTCTCCTTAGCTGAAGGTCGGAGGTTCGATTCCTTCTCCTGCAATCGAGGTGATTATATGACAGAACATGAGATTGCATTTGTAAAGAAATGTATAAGAGAAAATATCCACAGATTCTATACATGGGGCAAGTGGAAAGCATTAAGAGAACAGGTACTACAGCTTGATAAATATGAATGCCAGTTATGTAAGAAACGTGGAAAGTATACAAAGGCAACGACGGTTCATCATATGAATTATGTAAAGAAGCATCCAGACAAGGCATTGGAAATCTGGTACAGCTTCAGAGGCGAGAAGCGGAGAAACCTAATCAGCCTGTGCCATGATTGTCATGAAGAGGTTCATGGATATCGAAAGCCAAAGAAAAAAGAACCGCTGACAGAAGAAAGATGGTAAAGAAAAATAAAATTGTCAGGATACCCCCGGTCGAAAAAAATCGGGTTTTAATATGCCCCGTAGAGACCGGTGGGTGCTCCCGACAAAAGAAATTTCTCGTGCGCGCGTGACGGAGGGGGTGGTATAAGGGCGAGAAAAACAAGAAAAGAATTATTGCGAGTGGAAATTAAAGAGGACCTTCTTGATCAGCTGGCCCGGAATGGAACCACAGGGAAATATTACATCGACTTGGTCGATAAATATATGGACTTCTGGGACCTGGAGAACGAACTGATCGCAGACATTAAAAAGAGAGGCGCTATCGTTGAATATAATAATGGAGGAGGTCAAAAAGGGCAAAAGAAAAATGACTCGATAGATCAGAGAATTAAGGTCAATGCTCAAATGCTTAAAATACTGGACAGTCTAGGAATTAAGCCGGTTGGCGATGATTCGGGAGATGATGAAGATGAGCTGTAACATACATCCATATATTCAGGAATGGATCGACATAGTTGAGAAAAAAATCTATGCAGTATGCGAAGAGCAGGAGCTGCTTGTCGCGCATGTAAAATGGTGTTTTGAGCATGAAGATATTTATATAGATTGTGATCAGTTGGAGAAATATATCGGGATGTCAAAATACTTCCCGTTTGAAGAAATATTTCCCTGGCAGAAGTTTGTGATCGGACTGCACGATTGCACATATTGGAGAGAATCCGGGCTTCCAAGATGGCCGGATTTATTCTGTATGTTGGGGAGAGGAGCGGGAAAAGATGGTACAATTGCGCTCGAATCAGTGTGTTTAATGTCCCCGCATAATGGAATCAGAGAGTACGATGTAGATATCTGTGCAAATAATGAGGACCAGGCAATGCGTCCAGTCCATGACGTGATAAACGCATTTGAACGACCGTCTGTGATAAAGAAATTAAAGAAATTCTTCCGATGGACGAAAGAACAGGCTTTATGCTTGAAAACAAAGTCTATTATGAAGGGAAGAACAAACAGTCCGAAAGGAAAAGACGGTCTTCGTTCTGGAATCTGTATTTTTAATGAGATCCATCAATATGAAGACTATAAGAATATAAACGTCTTTACGACAGGGCTTGGTAAGAAGAAACATCCAAGACGTTCTTACTACACGACAAATGGTGATGTGCGGGAAGGACCGCTGGATGATCTGCTGGAAACTTCCGAACAGATCTTACGGGGTGGCGAACCGGATAATGGGTTATTACCATTTATCTGTAAATTGAATAAAAAGGAAGATGTGGATCAGGAAGAAAACTGGCCAATGGCAAATCCATCGTTGCCATATCTGCCAAGTCTTATGGAAGAGATCAGGAAAGAATACAGGGAATGGAAGAAAAATCCGAGAAGACTTCCGGCATTTATGACAAAACGAATGAATATTCCGGAAAATGCGGAAGAAATGAGTGTAACGGAGTGGGACAATATCAAAGCGACCAACATCTTACTGCCGGATCTGGCAAGATGGAGCTGTGTATGTGGAATTGACTATACAAAATTAACAGATTGGGCTTCCGTAGATCTTCATTTCCGAGATGGAGATGAACGGTTTGATATCAGCCATTCATGGATGTGCCTAAATTCGAAAGATATTCCGAGGATCAAGGCTCCATGGAAAGAATGGGCGGATTCCGGAAGACTGACGCTTGTAGATGACGTGGAAATACATCCGTCATTGCTTACAAATTATATACAGGAAGCAAAACGCACATACAATATCAAAGCTTTAGCCTTGGATGATTTCCGTTTTGCATTGATCGGAAAATATCTGCAGGAAATAGGATTTGATATGAAAGTGAATAAGAATCTGAAGCTGATCCGGCCATCAGACATTATGAAAGTGGCACCTCTGATTGATAGCTGCTTTGTAAATCAATGGTTGCGGTGGGGAGATGCTCCAGAATTAAGGTGGGCCACCAATAATGCAAAACTAATCAGACATGGAAGAAAACCAGGAAAAGAGGATGATGCCGATATGGGAAATTATGTATATGGAAAAATAGAAGGAAAAAGCAGAAAAACAGACCCATTTATGGCATTTGTAGCGGCGATGACTGTGGAAAACGTGCTGCCGCAGAAACGGGCAAAACCAACACCGAAAATACAGGTTTACAGTTATTAAGGGGGTGAACGTAGGAAATTAAGTATTAAAGACTGGTTGATCAAAAAACTTGGAGGCAGCAGTACCACAAGGATCACAGTGGATGACATTATGAAAGATAAAGATGTACAGAGTGCTATGTACGAAGTATATCTGAGAGAGCTGGCTTTCTGGACTTGTGTCAATAAAATTGCAAATGCCATCAGCAAATGCGAATTTAAAACGTATATCAAGAAGAAAGAAGTAAAAGGACAGGAGTATTATCTTTGGAATTACGAACCAAATCAGAACCAGAATGCAACATCATTCATGAATAAGCTGATTGGCAAGCTGTACCGGAACAATGAATGCCTTGTGGTAGAAGTAAACAATCACATTTATGTGGCAGACAGTTACAGCAAAGAGGTGCTGGCATTGAAGGAGTATAGATTCAGCGGAATCACATTTGATGGATATGAATTATCTGAAACAAGGGAAATGTCGGAAGTCATGTTTTTCGAATTGAATTCAGAAAATATGAGAAATCTTACAAATGGGATGTATGAAACGTATTCAAAATTACTTGTATATGCTCAGGATGCCTATAAAAAATCAAGGGGAAAAAAGGGAATCCTAAATATCGGAGCAATTGCACAGGAAAGTGAGAATTTCGATGAAACATTCCAGGAGTTGATGAGCACGCATTTTAAGAACTTCTTTGAAAGCGACAGTGCGGTGTTGCCATTGTTTGACGGATACGAATATCAGGATATTTCAGAAAGCGGAAAGACTTATTCTACAGAATCAACACGAGATATCAAGTCTCTAGCTGATGACATCTTTGAATTTACAGCAAGAGCATTTTCTTTCCCACCGAGTCTGGCCAAAGGAGATGTACAGGATACAGGGAAAGCGATTGATGAACTTCTGACCTTTGTGATAGATCCGCTCATTAAGATGCTACAGCAGGAGATCAACCGAAAGAGAAATGGATACACAGGATTTAAAGCTGGAAATTATGTGAAGATAGAGACTCTGACAGTCAAGCATATTGATATTTTTGATATTGCAACTCCAGTAGACAAGCTGATCTCAAGCGGAGCATTTACGATCAATGATATTTTGGAAGTGCTCGGAAAACCGAGAATTGAAGAAGACTGGGCAAACCAGCACTTTATGACGAAAAATTATAGTAAGATTCAAGACCTGCTTGCAGGATTGGATATAGAAACCACAGAGTGAAAGGGGTGAGACAAGGAAAAACATAACAAACTGGAGAATGCAGCCTGTTCAGGCAGAGAACAAAACACTTCTGTACATTTATGATGATGTGACAGAATATGGAGAATTTGACTGGAACGCATGGGAATATAAGGACTCGGAGACTTCTGCAAAATATTTTGCAGAGAAACTGAGTGAAATTCCAGAAGGACAGACGATTGAGCTGCACATCAACTCAAATGGTGGATCTGTAAAAGAGGGCGTTGCTATTTACAATTTACTGAAGCAAAAGCAAAACCAGAAAGTCGGGATTGTGGATGGCGTGGCACACAGTGTTGCGTTTTTGATTCTACAGGCGTGTGACACAAGAAAAATGTGTTTAGGTACAACGGCACTGATACACAATATGTGGATGTATTGCTCAGGCAATGCAACACAACTGAGAAAATATGCAGATGATCTGGATGACATGATGGAAGCAAACCGGCAAGTTTTTCTAGAAAGGGCGAAGATTGAGGAAAGTGAGTTGATTGAGTTAATGGAAAATGAGACTTACCTCACTCCGGAAAAGGCGCTGGAATATGGACTCATTGATGAGATCATGGGAAAGACAGCAGAACCGGTCAATACAGAAGAGATTCTGGAGAAGCTGTCCGATATGCAAAGACAGTTAAACAGTCAGGAGAGCTTCCGGCAGCAGATTGCAGCAATGCAGAAACCACAGGAAGACAAGAAACCAAGAAAAAACAATGTATTAAATCTTTTTAGAGGAGGCATGATTTAAGGAAAAATTTAGACGTATTAGAAATGGAAAAAACAGCAATCGTACAGAAGATGAATGAGGCGATCACAGCTGGAGATGCAGAGCAGTTCCAGGCAGCGTTTGTGGAGCTGTGCGATAAGATTCAGGAAAGTGTCATCGAACAGGCACGGGGAATCGTAGAAGAAGCAGATCAGAGAATTCTGTCTGAGCGTGGTGTAAGACAGCTGACATCCAAAGAAAAAGAATATTATCAGAAACTGGCAGAAGCCATGAAAGCACAGAATCCGAAACAGGCGGTAGAGAATCTGGATGTGGTAATGCCGTATACCGTAATTGACAAAGTATTTGAAGATTTGAAAACAAATCATCCGCTGTTGTCCAAAATCCAGTTTACATCCGTAACAGGGTTGACACGAATGATGATGAATACGAATGGATATCAGAAAGCAGCATGGGGAAAACTTTGCGCAGAGATCATCCAGGAGCTGACATCCGGATTTAAAGAGGTAGATGTGACACTGAGTAAACTGTCCGCATTTCTTCCGGTGTGTAAAGCAATGTTGGATCTGGGACCAGAATGGTTGGATACTTATGTGAGACAGGTCCTGTATGAAGCGCTTGCAAATGGATTGGAAGACGGTATCATCAATGGAACTGGAAAAGACATGCCAATCGGTATGACAAAACAGGTGGGAGACTCTGTTACGATCAAGGGTGGAGTATATCCAGATAAAAAAGCAGTAAAGGTTACAAAGTTTAATGATGTGCAGCTTGGAAAATTGGCATCTGTTCTGGCAATCAATGAAAAAGGACAGGCAAGAACTGTAGACACACTGATTCTGGTGGTAAATCCGTCAGATTATTTCAGCAAAGTCCTTCCGGCAACACGGAGACCAGCGCCGGGCGGTGGATATGTAAGTACACTGCCATTTCCGATCGATGTGATCCAGTCTCCGGCGGTAGGAGTCGGAAAGGCTGTATTTGGTATGGCAAAGCTTTACTTCATGGGATCTGGAATCGAAAATAACGGAAGAATCTTGTATTCAGATGATTACAGATTCCTGGAAGATGAGAGGGTTTACCTGATCAAAATGTATGGTCATGGATTTGCAGTAGATGATAATGCCTTCATGCTTTTGGACACCAGTGATCTACAGCCAGCGCATTATGAAGTGGAAGCTGTTCCAAGTGTAGAAAATGTGGAAAATGCAAATCTTGCAGATTTTAAGGTGGGTGGACACACGCTGACACCAGAATTTACAGAAGGAGAATTGACATACACCCTGACAACAACAGACGCATCAAACACGGTGCAGGCGGTAATCGCAGACAGCACTGCAGAACTGGAATTGACATACAATGACAAACCGATTGCAAACGGCAGCAGAGTTACATGGGCTTCCGGCGCAGGAAATGTAGTAAAAGCAAAAGTGACAGATGGAAAGACAACCAAGACATATCAGGTGACGGTAACGAAGAATGAGGGATAATCATGAGTGATCTTTTAGAAGATGTGAAGAATTTTCTGGATATTACATGGGATATGGATATCAGGGAGCGTAAAAAGCTCTCTGGTATCGTAGAGAGAGGAAAAGCGTACCTTGAGGGCAAAATAGGATTTTGTGATTTTGAAAGCGAAACACAAGAAAAAGAGCTGCTCTTAAATTACTGCATGTATGCAAGAGCTGGTCAGGTAGATGAGTTTATTCAAAATTATAAATCAGAAATCATATCACTGCAGATGCGCAGTTTTCGAAGAAAAGCGGGTGGATGCAATGCCGAGACGTAAGGATACAAAGTTTACCACATTTAACGATGGATCACTGGATATATGCAGCGTAAAAGGCCGGAAGATTGTAGAGACCAGGCAAGCTGGAATTCGATTCGGATTTCGTACAGTTGGAATCAAACGGTTCTATGAGGCAAAGGTATTATCCAATCAGATTGACGAAGTAGTTGCGATTCTGCCGGTAGAAGACATTTCTACCATGGATATCTGTATAATCGGAGAAAAGCAGTACAAGATCATACAGATCCAAAATAAATATGATGCAGCGCCACCTTGTTTACTGCTTTCTCTGGAAAGAGTAGTAACGACTTATGAGGATGTGAGAATGGATGGCTAAAATAGATATCGATCAGTTAGCGCTTGAGGTAATGAACGAACTAAACGCTTATCGTGAGGATGTACAGGAAGCAGTGGAAAAGGCAGTGAAAGAGACAGCGAAGCAGACAGCTGCGGAATTACGTTCCATATCACCGGAAGGAGATACCGGTGAATATGCAAAGCACTGGAGCTATAAACGAGACAAAAATTTGAGTGGAAGGCACCGCTATGATATGGTGGTATATTCCAAAAAGCCGGAATACCGGATTACACATTTGCTGGAAAAAGGACACGCAAAGAGGAATGGTGGAAGAGTGAACGGAATCCCGCATATCAAAATTGCAGAAAAGCACGCAACGGAAATTCTACAGGAAAGGATAGAACGCTATTTATGACAAAGGAGAGGATAGAAGCAATTCTGGATGCACTGGAAATTGAATATCGGTATCATCATTTTGAAGAACGTGAGGCGGTGAATCCTCCTTTTATTTGCTGGTTGATTCCGGAAACGAGAAATTTCTCCGCAGATGGGAAGGTATATTTTAAATCAAACAAAGTTGATATTGAACTGTATACAGATGAAAAGGACTTTGAACTGGAAGAACGTGTAGAAGCGGCACTTGATGCAGCAGATCTCTTCTGGCAGAAAAGTGAACAGTATATTAAATCAGAAAATATGTATGAAGTATTATATGAAGTGGAGGGCTAAGTAAGGAAAGAAAGACAGGCAACAAAAAAGGATAAAGTCAAATTTAATATCCATAATGCGCATGTTGCGCTTTTGCAGGAAAGTGACACGGGAGAAATTACATTTGATACACCGTTTGCGGTACCTGGCTCCGTATCGCTTTCACTGGAAGCACAGGGAGAACTGACACCGTTTTATGCGGATGGAATCAAGTATTATGTTTCTTCTTCCAATAGCGGATATGAGGGAGACTGGGAAATGGCGCTGATCACGGATGAGTTCCGGGAAAAGATTTTAAGTGAATACATTGACAAGAACAAAGTCATGCTGGAGGAAGCGACTGCAAAAGTAAAACGGTTTGCGCTGGGATTTGAAATTGACGGAGATGTGAGGGGAACACGGTTCTGGTTCTATTGCTGTACCTCTACACGTCCTACAACAGAATCCAGCACAACAGAGGACGCGATTGAACCTACAACTGACACTGTCACAGTTTCTGCATCCGCTGTACAGCTTGGAACAGCTAAGAAAATGGCAGTTCGGGCAAAGACAACAGCAGATACAACAGATGACTTATACGAAAAATGGTTTGATAAGGTGTACATTCCAGATCAGGAAGTTGCAGCATAAAAGGAGAACAGGATGAGAAAGACGATCACAATCAATGGAACAGAATATAAATTCAAAAGTTCTGCCGCAATCCCCCGGATTTATCGACTGAAATTTGGGAGAGATATTTTTGTAGATATGCAGAAAATTGAAAAGCAGATCAAGATCCAGGAAAAACTCAAAGACGAGATGCAGAAAAAATGCGCAAAAGAAGGTACAGAATTTGATGAAAGTAAGTTTGAAAGCGGAATCCCGATCGAATCACTGGAAATGTTTGAAAACATTGCATTTCTGATGCATAAACATGGCGATCCTAACCAGCCGGACGATATCAACGAGTGGTTGGATCAGTTCGAGACATTTGATATCTATGAGATTTTGCCGGAAATCATGGAAATGTGGAAATCAGAAAATAAACAGATGTCAGTTCCAAAAAAAAAGAGAGGGAAATAGATCGTGAGGTCAATACCGCATTGTTTATGCTTCGATGTGCACAATGCGGTATTTCTATTTCTGATTTAGACCTGTTAAGCATTGGAATGATCAACGATATGTTTATCGAAATGAAGAATGATGAGTATGATTATCCGAAAATTGCAACACAGGCGGATATTGATGCACTGTAAAGGAGGGATGTAAGGGCAGGGAGCAGAATAAAAGGAATTACCATAGAGATTGGCGGTGATACTTCCAAGTTAGAAAAGGCACTGTCCGGTGTTGACAAAAAACTATACGGTGTAGAACAGTCATTAAAAGATGTCAATAAATTGCTGAAGCTGGATCCCACGAATACGGAATTGCTGAATCAGAAGCAGAAGTTGCTGCAGCAGTCGATCAGTGAAACGAAAAACAGGCTGGAAACTTTAAAACAGGCAAGCGAACAGGCAGCAAAAACCGCCGGAAATTATGATGCTTGGAAAGAGGCGTATACTCCGATTCAAGAGGAGATTGTAAAGACCAACGAAAAAATGGACAAGCTCAAAAAGAGCATGAAGTCTATGGAAGAGAGTGGTCAGATTGATACGGAAGAGTACAAAAAACTACAGACAGAGGTCGACCAATCGTCTGATAGACTGAAAGAATTGAAAGCACAGAAAAAGCAAGTAGATGATGAATTTGGACAGCCGATCAGTCCAGAAGGATTCGATTCTCTTCAAAGAGAGATTGTTGAGACAGAACAGAAACTGAAATCACTAAAAGAGACTACAGGAAGTGCAAGTGCGAATCTTGCAAAAGTATCTGCGGTATCAGGAGAGTTTGGAAATAAGGTCAAAGGAGTGGGACAATCCTTGCTGCCGGTAACGGGGGCACTGACTGGTGTAGGGGCGGCATCCACTGTTATGGCAAATAATTTCAACGATGCAATGAGTCAGGCGGCGGGAGCACTTGATAAGCCCATGTCTGAAATGGAAGATCTAAGACAACTTGCAATCCAGACCGGACAGGATACAGTCTTTTCTGCAACTGATGCAGGGAATGCGATCACAGAACTGGCAAAAGGTGGTTTGACAGAAGCCGACATTAAAGCAGGGGCATTAAAAACTACAATGGACCTTGCGGCATCTTCCGGGATGGATCTTGGAGAGGCAGCAAATGTTGTTGTACAGGCAATGGGAGCGTTTGGTCTGTCTGCGAATGAGTCTGCAGAAGCGGCAAACGCTTTGGCCGGGGCAGCAGCTGCATCTTCTACGGATGTAGAACCTCTCACACAGGCACTGGCACAGTGTTCTGCAGGAGCAAAAAACGCAGGATGGTCTATACAGGAAACAACAGCGGTTTTGGCTCGTTTTGCAGATGCCGGAATCGAGGGAAGCGATGCCGGAACATCTTTAAAAACCATGCTCCAGAGGCTGGCGGCACCAACATCGGAAGCAGCAGCAACAAAAATAGAAACATTGGGCATTAAAACGAGAGATGCCAGTGGAAATCTTCTGGGAGCTGCTGAAATGGCTCAAGAATTGCAAGACAAACTGGGCGGATTGGATGCTGCTTCGAGGGATGCAGCATTATCAGCAATCTTCGGATCCGATGCAATGCGTGCTGCTACTGTGATGATGGATAGCGGGACTGAGGGGCTTCAAAAATATATCGATGCGGCAAATGATCAGGAGGCAGCACAAAGGCTGGCAAATTCTCAGATGAGTGATGGGTCAAGAGCAATCGAGGAATTAAAAGGATCTCTGGAAACCGCAGCGATTCAGATTGGAGATACACTGGCACCAATTGTCCAGAAGGTAGCAGAACTTATTACCGCACTTGTCAATAAATTTTCAGCACTACCGGAAGGCGTGCAACAGGTGATTGTAGTAGTCGGAATTCTGGTTGCAGCATTAGGACCACTACTGATGGTAATCGGCCAGATATCACTCGGGATATCTGCGGTAGCAGGTACGCTGTCGAAATTATCTGGAATTGGAGGAGTGGTGACAAATCTGATCGGTGGAATTAAAACGGCAGTAACGGGGTTACTTGGAATAATAACGGCACATCCTGTAATTGCGGCTATAACGGCAATTATAGTGATATTGGTTGCTTTATACAATAAATGCGAATGGTTCCGGGATGGTGTGAACGGGATTTTAAAGGCAATCAAAGACGGATTTTTTGCAGCATGGGATGGAATTGTAGAATTTTTTACAGAAACGATTCCCAATGCATGGAATGAGATGGTATCGTTCTTTCAAGGAATACCGGCATGGTGGAGTGGTATATGGGATAGTGTACAGGCAAAGTTTGAATCTGTATGGACAAGTATCATGGAAATTCCGATTATCAAAGAATTGACATCGATTATCAAAGATTCTTTCGAACGGCTAAAAGAAGATTTAGGTGGAATCTGGACTGGAATAAAAATGTTGGCTGAGAATACTTGGGAATTTATCAAAAATGCAACATTGGCTCCAGTTCTTCTTTTGATTGATCTTGTGACCGGAGATTTTGAAAGATTAAAATCCGATCTTGAGAATATTCTGAACAATATCAAAAATGCATTTACAAATATATGGACTGCAATTCAAAGCATTACGGAAAATTTCTGGGATGCGATAAAAACAGTAATCTTAACCAAAGTAGAGATGACAAATGAAATTGTATCTACATTGCTGAATGCATTGAAAACACAGTTAGAAAATATTTGGAACAGCATACAAAATACAGCTGAAAGAATAGGAAGCAATATTCAGGAATCCATGTCGAATATATGGAACAATATTCAAAATACAATAAAAACTACGGTGGACAACGCGAGAAATTCTGCAATCAGTGGGTTTGAGGCATTGCGTGATGGAATCAAAAATACAATTCAGGATCTACCACAAATTGTAAGTAATATTTTTGACAAAATAGGATCTACGATTTCCGGGTGGATAGACAACGCGAAGGAGTGGGGGGCTGATTTCATCCACGGATTAACAGAAGGAATTTTATCCGGAGTAAATGGGATTATAGATGCAGTAAGAGGAATTGGAGACAAGATTCGTTCTTTCCTGCATTTTTCAAGACCGGATGAAGGTCCTTTGAGAGATTATGAAACATGGATGCCGGATTTTATCGATGGAATGGTAAAAGGAATCAATGAGAATGTGTACAAGGTTTCCAATGCGGTAAAAAGAGTTGCCAAGACGATGAGTGAGAGCATGTACGGAGGAACTCCGGCGCTGGCAAGTGCTACACAGACTAACATTGTTTTGAACAATAATGTCGGTGTGCAAATTGGAAATCAAAAGCTTGATTCTTATATTGTAGAAACAGCCAAAAAAGGATTTACATCTCAAGTACATCATGCAAAAAGAGGAAAGGGGAGACGGTAAATGTATGAAATTATCAGAAACGGCCATACAAATACAGAAATAGGAATACTTGTACGAGAAAGACCGTCTATCCCTTCGGCAGAGTATAACTATACGGAATTGAACATACCGGGAAGAGATGGGAGCATATTCAAAGAAGATGGAACTGTGAGCGACATTACAATCACAGTTCCTTTTACATTTGCAGAAAATCCTCAAAGATGGCAGGAACGATTTCGGACTGCGAGAAGATGGCTTATGAGAAAAGATGATACAGAACTGATTTTAAGCGATGAACTGGAGTACTTCTATCATGTAAAACATACTAAGATCAATGCGGCAGAACGGCAAGTAAAAGAGGTCGGAGAGTTTGAGGTAGAATTTACGTGTGAAGGATACCGATATCGAACAGATGGAAAAGCAGAATATACACCCGAAGAGGTGTTTTACAATCCATATGACAGATCAAGACCAGTCTATTTGATCACAGGTGAAGGTGAGTGCATCCTGCAGGTAAACGGAAGTCAAATGAAAGCGAATGTTGGCCAGAATCTGGTGATTGATACAGACAGGCTGATGGCATACAGAAAAGATGGAAAATTGATGAACACATCTGTGTATGGAGATTATGCAGAACTGCATCTTTTACCGGGAGAGAATACCGTGTATATCTCAAGAGGATTTGATCTGAAAGTGATTCCGAACTGGAGGTGCTTATAAGGATAGAACTTTATAAACCAGAAAATACGGATTATGAACATAACGGCGATATGCCATTACTTCCGGAGAGCGCTTCTGTAAAAGCAATACTAAACGGAAGTTGGAAAGCGGAGATTCAGCACCCGATCGATGAAGAGGGCCGTTGGAAGTGGATAGAAGAGGACGCAGTCGTAAAACTGGAGTCATTCAATGGAACACAGTTATTTCGGATCAAAAAGAAAGCAAAATCAGATGCTGGCGTGAGTGCAGAACTGGAACCGGTTTTTATGGATGCGATTGATGATTGTTTTCTGTTGGATATACGTCCAACGGAAAAAAACGGGCAGCAGGCACTGGACATCATGACCGCACCAAATAAAAAGTACAGTGGAAAATCTAATATCAAAATAATATCAACAGCATATTACCAGACAAAGAACCTGATCGAAGCAATCTGCGGAGAAGAGGAGAACTCCTTCCTGAACAGATGGGGCGGTGAGGTTCTTTTTGATAATTATACGATCACCGTCAATGACCGAGTTGGAATCGATCATGGGGTGCAGGTTTTATATGGAAAAAATATTGCGGAAAACGGGCTGCAGGAAGAGATTGATACCAGCGAGGTCATTACAAGGATTGTACCAAAGGCATATAACGGATACATGATAGAGGGGAATGAACCGTGGGTGGACTCACCACTGATTGATAAATATCCAACAATAAAATACGGAGTGATCACATTTGAAGATGTGAAGATGAAGGCCGATGCTGCGGAAGATGACGAAGAGAACGGAATCGTGATCTGCAATACACAGGAAGAACTGAACAATGCGTTAAAAGAAAAATGCGAGGAACAGTTTGAAGCTGGAATTGACAAGCCGAAGGTTACGATATCCGCTGATATGGTTATGCTGCATGATACGGAATTGTACGCGGATATCCGGGAACTGGAAGAAGTTTCTATCGGAGACACAGTACATTGTCGTCACAGCAAACTGGATATTGTAACAGATGCACGTGTCATAGAACTGGAATGGGATTGTATCAATGAAGAGGTTGCATCTGTTGTGTTGGGAGACTTTCAATACAATTTCATTACGGATGTATCAAGTATGTCAAATCGGATAGAAAGTGCAATCCGGCCGGATGGCACTGTGATAGGAGCACAGGTAAACGGCATCATAAACGGAGTGAAAGCACAGTTTCGGGCACAGTCCGACATCGCACAAAAACAGAAAGTACGCGCTGTTTTATTTGAAGATTTGAATCCGGAGTCGGAAACGTTTGGGGCAATGTGCCTTGGTACAATGGGGTTCGAGATTGCCAGCAAAAGAACTGCAGATGGAAGAGACTGGGACTGGTCCACCTTTGGAACAGGACAGGGATTCTTTGCTGATTTTATCACAGCAGGAACAATGCTGGCTGATCGGATCAGAGGTGGAACTTTGGAAATCGGAGGACTTGACAATAATAGTGGCGTTGCAAGGGTGCTGGATGCAAGCGGGAAAGAAATAGTCCGACTGGATAAAGATGGAATTTACGCAGAAGGGAAATATATCTGCGATTCTTTGAACGATAATCGGCGTGTGACAATAAAGGACGGAACAATATTATTTTCAAACAAAAATGATGAGGGCGTTCTTTGTATGACGTATGTTGGAAATGCATTGTTATTCACCGATGGAAACAAAGAAGACAGCAAAAACTTACTAAGGATCACGAAGGATGCAGTTCTGTTAGATGCGGAAAACGTTGGACCAGGAGTTTATGGAAAGACTGGAACTGCAGTTTTTTCGAATGGGACAAATCTAAGGTTTGAAAAAGGATTTCTTGTGGGCGGAATCACGAAAGAAGGTGATTTCTGATGTCATGGACGATAGGAAACTTTTATCTGACCACAGAGCAGATGCAGGGGAATGCAAGAGAAGTACTAAGTTTTTTTGAACAAAAAGGATGGTCGCTGAATGCTATTGCTGGGATATGCGGCAACATGCAAAGTGAATCGAACATCAATCCCGGAATCTGGCAAAGCCTGCAGGAGGGAAACTATAGTGGAGGCTTTGGACTGGTACAGTGGACACCGGCAACAAATTATACAAACTGGGCAGGTGCGAACGGATATGGGATTACGGATCCAAACGGTCAGCTTACATGGATAGATTCTGTTACAGTTTCTTTTGGTCAGTGGATTGCAACCGATGCATATCCGCTGTCGTTTGATCAGTTTAAGGTCAGCGGAGAGTCACCGGAATATCTGGCATCTGCATTTTTGAAAAACTTTGAACGTGCAGGTGTAGAAGTGGAAGCCGAGAGGCGGCAGCAGGCAAGATATTGGTACAACTACCTGAGTCAATATGCAGGAGGATCTGAAAAAATAGAAGCTGCGGTAAACTGGGCGATTCAAATCGCAAATGATAACAGTCATGGATATGATCAGACAAACCGCTGGGGACCGGATTACGATTGCTCCTCGTTATTGATTCAGGCGTGGGAAAATGCCGGGGTTCCGGTAAAAAGCAATGGGGCAACCTACACCGGTAATATGCGGGAAATATTTTTAAATTGCGGTTTTACGGATGTGACAGGGCAGATAAATCTGACAACAGGATCCGGTGTACAAAGAGGGGATATCCTTCTGAACATCGTAAACCATACTGCAATGGGAATTGGAAATGGACAGGTTGTGCAGGCCAGCCAAAATGAATTTGGCGGAACAACCGGCGGCCAGACTGGTGATCAGACAGGAAAGGAAATTTGGACAACCGGATACTATAACTATCCGTGGGACTGTGTGCTGCGATACAAAAGCGGTGGAGGTGTGTTGCCGGGAGACGTTTACCTCGTCAGGTGGATACCAGGATAAGAAAGAAGGTGTGATATGGAAACAACGACAACTTTATACATTGACGTGAGAAACTCGGGAATTATGCAAACAATCTATGCAGTACAGTACGATTCGGGCAGACTTCTGCGCTGTATGATTTCCGGAATGGCAAAGACAATCAGTAAGGCCAGGATTTATTGTAAGAAACCAAGCGGATCAGAAACTTACACAGAAGGAACCGTGATAAGCAATTATTGCGTCCTGTTCAGTTTGACGCCGCAAATGGTTGCAGAAGTGGGAAATACGGAATGCCAGCTACATTTGATTGATGGTAGCAATGCTGTCACATCATTCAAAGTGAAGATGGAGGTCAGAGAAAACTTAGTGGCTGCATCCGAAATACAGTCAACCAATGAATATCAGGCGCTTGTAGATATACTGAATCGTTTGGAGAAGTATGATCCGATTGAAATTACAACGATGGAAATTGATTCTCTGCAGTCAGGGACCATAGAAAGTGGAAGCATTGCTTTAAACGTGCAAAAAATTTATGCCTCTGTAGGACAGATGAATGCAGGATTTGAAACCGATGGTCTTCCGGAAAATGCGATTGTGATGATAAGTACCGGTAACCCGGATGATGCTGATAATGCCAAGGTTTATAGAAAGGGCGCAACTGGATATGAGTACATGGTAGATTTATCCGGTGCAACAGGGGCTAAAGGAGAGAAAGGGGATCCTGGTCCAAGAGGAGAAAAAGGGATTCAGGGGGATCCGGGAAAAGATGGAACGGGTGTTACTATACTGGGGTCCTATAAAACAGAAGAGGAATTGAACAGAGAACATCCAACAGGAAATGTGGGCGAATCCTATCTGGTAGATGGAAATCTATATGTATGGGACAACGTATCTGGTCAGTGGAAAAATGTAGGACGTATTCAGGGTCTGGAAGGACCGGCAGGAAAGGCAGCAACAATACGGATCGGAACTACTACGACTGGGGAGGCCGGAACAGAGGCGTCTGTTGAAAATTCGGGTACAGAAACTGAGGCGGTATTTGATTTCGAAATTCCACGGGGTGCTTCTGGAGAAGTAACAGGAATAGAGGATATTCCGAATTCGGATATCGATTCGCTTGGAGGAGGCGCATAAAAAATGATTATTGCAGTATTTGATGGATGCTCC